TCATCTTCTTGTCGTATTTGAGTTTCATAACTTCTATTACGATAGTTAGGACCATCTTCTAATGTAGCTAAGACCTCATCTTTATCAAAGAAAGGTCTGTTTAATAAATCTCTTAATTGATTTCTATTTAGTTTGTGTCTATGTATAACATATTCACACTCTTCTAAATTCTTTGCATTTGGGTCTGGATAAAAATCCCATGCACTTACAAATTCTATTCGTGGTACTTTAGCATCTTCTGGAGAGTATTCTCTTGAACCATCTTCATTTTTTGTATATTTGTGTAAAGTTTTATTAAAAGTAAATGGACCTTTAATAATACCTGTTCCTAAAAGTACAGATTCAAATAAAGCACTTCTTAATTCTTGTGAACCATTTGACTCTTCTATCTCATCATGGATTAATTTTTCCATGCGTCTTGCTAATTTAGCAGCAGGTTTTATCTGTGCCATATTAGGAAGAGGAGCTGGTCCTTCTTCTATTGCATTATCACCTAGTTCGTCTTTTAAACCACCAAGTATTTCGTTACCCTGTAAGTCAGTAAACAAAGCACCCGGCTTTAGAGTTTTCCCATCTCCTTCAAAACCAAGTGGAGACATTTCCGGTTGAGGGGAAGTACCGGGTTGATAACCTAAATTACCTTCTATAGTCGGGGCTGACTGTTGAAGATTGTCTCCCATTTGCTCTTTGAGAGGATTGAGGTGTGCAATTTTAGCTACACCTTCTGGTACTTTGGTTTCTTCAACAGAGATGGGAAACTTATTAGCAGAGAATAATACATCTACTAGTTGTCCGTAAGCCGCAAGAACTTTAGTCTTAGTTACTTTTACAAATACTCTTGACTTTTCATGCTCTCTAAAATGAACATTCTTGTAGTATTTCCCACGATAATTATGAAATGCTTCTAACCATCGTTCTTCATCACTACGCCTAGCTCTCTCAGATTCATCAAACTTGTTGTAGACAAAACCTGCTAGTCTTGTTGATTCTACTTCCTCTTTGATTTCTTCTTCAGAGTTAATATTATTATTATCGCTATATTCTGCCATATCTTCCTTAATCTATATTATACACCTACTTATTAGATTTGTCAAGTAAATTTTTTTGTAAATAAGGCAATAACCATTTATTGTCTCTTAGCACTTGAACAAAGTAATTAGTAAAGCTGTTTATTAATCGTTCTTCTTTTGAATCCCCCTGCAAAACACCCCCATCTCCTGTTTCACCAGAAATATAAGCTATAGCATGGAATAATTCATGTAGCACAGTATTAACCTCATCTAGCTTTGTTAAATTAGATTGTATCTGTATTACATTTTCTCGTTGTATATACTGACCATAACAGTCAGTTAAAACATCTTTTTTAAAATCTGGAGTAGTTACCTGTAGTTCTATGTCTTGGTAACCTACTTTAAGATTCTGTTTATCAATCTTTATCGCTTTTACCGCCATACATATACTCCTCCTTAGAGTGTCTAAAGTTATTAGATTTACTTGTATCTATATCTGTTTCCGGTTGTTTGCACCATTCTCTAAATTGGTCTTCCGGTCCGCCCATATCGTTTAATCTAAATATCTTTGGAGCAACAAAGACTTGCTCTATATGTCTTTTCCTGCGATACTTCATCATATCATCATATGACATAACTTTGTCATAGACTTCGTTTGTTTCTTTATTTTTAAATCTATATACTGGCATTTAAAAATATTTTTTTAACATAGCTATATGGTCATCATACCTAGCTATAACATCTAATTCTTTTTCTATTGCTTCTAATATATCTGGGTGTTCGCCTACTCCTACTGGATTTTTAAGGTATACTTCAATATTAGCTTTATGTTTTGTTATATGTCCTTCTGCGTGTGCGATTAATCCATCTATTATCATGTTTCTCATATTTGTTATTATCCAATCATCCATTATTATTTAATATCCAAATGTAGGGTCAGAAGGTGTAAATCGTTTTATTTCTGCCATTTCTCTATATGCTGATGGTTTTTGTGGTCTTGACATAATTAAATATCTTAAAGCATCATAAGCATGGTCAGATGATTTAGTATCAACATCTTCTGTTCTGTTTGGGTCTATAGGTATACTTTGTAATTCTCTAATCATATTAACACAAGTAGAGAATATTTGTAGTTTAGGTCTACCTGTTTGTTTATCCTGCTTTAAATATTCATGTACTTGGATTTTACCTTGTATTCTATTCTTATCTGCTGGTCTTAATTTATGACCTGCTCGGACCAAAGTTTCGCCTACAGTTGGTCCTCCTACGCCAGTTCTATTCCAAGCCGCACTATCTAATACTCCTTGAATACTTCGATGTTCATCTCTTTCGTATTCTGTTACCATATCAGATAAATCTTCGCCAGTCAATCCTTTTTTGTATAGTTCTCGGTAAACTATTAAGGTATCATCATCTGGGTCTATAGTAGCCCAAATACAAGCTGACTCCGAAGCATATCCATAATCCATTCCTTTATACCTCATCCAATGTGTAGGTATTTTAAAAGGTGGGATTACATGAATCTCTGGGTTAAATTCTGCAAATGCTGCACCTTCAGCAACATCCCAGTTACCTTCCAATAATTGTTTCTTTTGTATTGGAGGTAAAGATTCCAGCATTTTTTCATATCTACCATCTTCTGATAGGTATGGGTTATCATCTAACCTTGCTGGAATAAATTTTCTTGACAGTCCATCTGGACCTTCAAATGAAGTATTTGGTGGTGAAGGGTCAAGATATCTCTTTCTTACCCAATGTCCACCGACACCCCCGGGGTTTGCAGTACACCTGATATAAGTTCTTATCTCTGGGTCTGTTGTTCTTAATCGTGATTGCAAGTATTGAAGTGGAAACTCGGTGGGGTATTGTGTTAATTCATCAATACATATCCAACTATAAGCTTGACCTTGATACCGATATACATCAGCGTCTCTGTCAAGATATCCGAACTCCAATGTTGCCCCCGAAGGAAACTTCCATAACTTTTCAACTTCCCTAAATTTAGCTCCGTTGAAAGCTTTTGGATATAGTTCTCTTGATTTGTCTATTAATTCTCTTAGTTCTGGCATACTTCTTCTTAGAAGTAATGCTCTATGGGCTGGTCTATGCATAAAACGAAGTGGGTCTACCAACATCGCATAAGACTTTCCTCCTCCTGCTGCACCTCCATATAATACATCTTGTTCAGATGAAGCAAGAAAATCTGTTTGTGGTCCTTCGTTTGGTTTAAAAACGATAGACTCTTTATTTTCTTTTATAAAGTCTCTAACTTTCTTTGGAGCTTTGTCTAGCTCTGTTTCAGTTATTACTGTATTTTTCTTTGTTGTCTGCTGTTTCTTTGGGTCTACAGCTAATTCAACCTTTGTTAAAACTTCTTTCTTACCTTTTAATGTAGCTCTAGCTTTAGTAAGTTTCTTTTCTAGCTTTTTAAGTTCTTTCTCTTTATCCCTTAATTCTTTACGAGCTTGTAATTTTGCTTTAGTTTCTGCGGATAAATGTCTTGGAGCTTTAGAACCTTTTGGTCTTCCTGCCATAATTTATCCTCTTTTATCCAATAAGCCCTTTTGTCGTTCTTTATCCACAATTTTCTTTAATCCTACCGCAGATATACTTCTGCCCGTTTTATAAGATAATTGTTCTGCTGCTCCTCTTAGCGACAGAGAGCCATTCATAATGTGTTCCTTTGTTTCCTGTAGAGCTTCTAACTGTCCGTCAATGGGTTCTAGGAAACCTTCCACATCTGACTCCCTGTAGCCAAAAGGAATAGTAGAGGTTGTTCTACGCTTTAATGTCACTTCGTAGTCCTGTTATTGGAAAACTTTCAAACTCAACACAATATGCATCCATCTGTGTTACAAGTTTGTATTCTAAAGGTTTACTTTCATAAACATCTAGTAATTCTTGTTTAGCATTTAAACATTCATATTCTGACGGAAATATAAAACCATTGTATTTTACTGACGGGGCGTTTGGAAACGACATTAATACCATCATAAACCATATCTTAATCATCTTCTGTGTAGTCTCCTTCTATGACAACTTCTTTTTTGTCTGGTAAAAGGAATATACCTCCGGAAACATTGTGATTTACATTAATGTTTTCCTTTTTAGCAACACCAACTCTATCTAATAATGTCTGGGCTGCCTGTAATTTCGCATTTACCTGTGGTATTGGCTTATCACTTTCCAATACTTGTACGAGTTTTTGTGCCGCCCTAGGTGCAGATTGTGCTAATATAGTATTTGCGGTGTCTATAATCTCTTGTCTGAGACTTTTAACCACAGCATAATAGCTAGTATCTTCATAACCAGCTATTTGTAAAGCAGTTTTAATATCACCACTAGCTTCACCGCTTAAAGCATCAAGAAACTTCTCTTGTTTCTCTGTTAACTTGCGGTGTTTACTAGAATCTACTCTTTGTAAAAAACTCATAGTACCTATTATACACTCTAGTTAACACTTTGTCAAGCTTTTTTTTCTCTTGACAAATCTGAAATAGGGTGTATAATTATATATAAGACCCTCCGGGGGTTTAACACCTATAGTATAGATAAATATATATAGTTCTAACAGGACCGACTCGTGCCTGTAATGCAGCCCGAAACTAGTTAACACTAATAAACCATAATTTTGTATGACATTGTTATATATGCCATACCTACCGCCCCTGCCACCTGCGTAGCCCTATGCGACAATCTGTCAAGTCTACAAAAAACACCACGCCTAATTATATATTATATGTCAAGTATCAATATAACATATATATTTTTATTTGTCAAGTATAAAAATAAAAAAAAATATTTTATCTAGTTAACGAATTATTACATAATATTACAATCTTATATATTAATATTTATTCTACTTTAAAAATATATATTCTCTAATGTTTTCCTATACTTTTATAATTTATA